GCTTGTCCCCGTCTTCATCCTTTGAGATTTGCATCAATGATGAAATAGTTGCCTTCCATTTATCCATTTCAGCTCCTGGTTCAAGTCCTAAAACATATTTTTGTGGGAATGAATAGAACTCAGCAGATACTTCACTTCTTTTTAGAGTTCTCATAGCTGCTTGCTGAATAGAAATACATGCTCTTGAAATAACTGAATGTCCAAATGGCCTTTTAGCATCAGGTCTATTAATAATTGGAACCAGCAGTGGATACGGAGCTTTATTTTTGATTTTATAAGGTTTTTCACCTCTTTCATAAAAATATGTAACTCCTTGAATAAAATATGCTTCAATAATAGGATTCCCTAGAACATCTTCCTCTAATATGGCATATCCTTCAACCAACATATTTGTAATAGGATCAATAATCCCTGTTGCATGTCTTCCATCAATTACCTGTAAGCGAGGCATTTCTCCAACCTTTTGAGAAATATAAATAAAAGAACATGATGTAATCAATGATGAAATAATTGCACTGTCAAACAACACATCAGGATTATTCATGTCGTATATCTCTTGCATATTGAAATTATCATTAGAAAATTCAACAAAGGAAATTCTATCAGCAATAGAGTCAACAGCCTTTGAACACCATCCTAAACATTCTTTTAACCATCTAAATTCAGGCGGTATTACACTTGAAATATCAACCATTTGATTTTTCATTTCATAATAATCGTATCTTGTTTCGCATCTTTCTTTCCTACTAGCAAGTTTTCTTCTTAAATATCCCATTCCTTTGTATTTCATATATCTTCTATTCCTTTCATAATTTCGTTTTGAGAGCCGTTTTCATAATCCGTGAGAAAATATTCACAGTACGGCATGAAGTCCGGAGAACGCATTTTTAGGGGTGGTATGCCCCCACCCTAAAAAAACGATTATTTTTTGCTTCGATACGTAGTCCAATCAATTATTTGTGGCAGTATTCTGTTTGATATGACTTTTTCGGTTTTTATTGCGTTATTAGCAAAGATTTTGTCACTCTTTTGTCTATTGCATGTCATATGAGCCAATTGTAGGTTATCTAAATCACTTGGATGTCCACCTTTTGCTACTGGTATGATGTGATCAATACATGGTGACAATGGATGTGGATATTTATAGCTGAAATCTACTGGCTTTCCACAAATCCCACATATAGTTTGAGTAGCATATATTCTTTTCTTGTTGTTTTCAAATTGCTTTCTATGTGCTCCATCTCTATCCAATCTTTTAACTGCCATAAGTTATACCTCCATTTTTAAACAAAACAAAAAGCTCCTGAAACAAGAGCTTTTCATAATACTTCAATTGACAACAAATCAATCGTAAATGAATTCAAGACAAAGCGTTGACATTGTGGATGTCATCTTTTTGAAAACTTCACAATAACATAATAGCACCAAATAAAGGGGGAATCTTCCACATAGAAGCACTTTTTTAATCTTTTTTTAGTAAATTCAGTAAGATGTTGTCGGCTTTTCGGTAAAGACTCTTATTGTTAACGATATTATAACGTTGTAAGCATTGTGTTTTTGAAAGATTATAATAGAAGTCCTCTATGAATTTTCTATCAAGTGCATCCATCTTGTTAAGATAATACTCAACAGTAGCAATACGTACATCCCAATGTTTTAGATCTTCTAAGTAATCTTTTTCATTTGACTGAATATAATCAACAATTGATTTTTTCAATTGATCCTTTTTATCAATCAAGTAGTTATACTTGTCAGCACTATCTTGAACAAAACCACCTAATCCATCACCTTTACCAGGAGACTTAATAAGTTCCAATTTTTCTTCAACCTCTAAAAGTTTATTTCTAAGTGTTTTAAGAGGTGCTTCATAATCGTTGATTAATTTGTCACGTTCTTTGATTAGACTCTTATACGTACGAATTTCATTTCGAATAATTGGTAATGTGTGTATTGTTAAATGCATTTGTTATCCTCCTTGTGTTTTTAGTTCTTTTAATCATGCTAAAGATGTTCGTTATACTCAGCCATTCCATGTATTTCTTAAAAGTACAATATTTTTTTCTGTTTTGCAGAATTTTTTACACTAAACATAACTTAATAAATTACTTATAACCCCTAAAAGTGTTAAATTTTTTATATTCTTGAAACTCCATGCTTTCTATTGATTTATCAACACTTTTGTGGATTGTTACTCTTAAAAATTTAACCTTGGACATTGAATATCGTAAAACACACTATTTTTTACACTTTTTCAATGTGATTACTTTGCTTGTCTCTTTATGAATTATCACTAAAGAATCTATCGTATTTTTTAGAAACCAATAATCTTTAGGATTCAATCCATTAGCAGTAATCAACTTCTTCATTGCTAAATTAATTCTTTTTGGATGTTTCATTTGTTACCTCTTTTTTTAAACGCGGATAGTAATCGTCGCTTCATCGAACTCATTCATTGAATCTAATGAAACTGATTTTATTTCTCGATCCAATAGATTTCCATCTAGATTGTTTAGATTGTTTTTTTCTGCTTCTGATACAACTATTGTTGCTTTTCCTGCTCTTTGAATTAAATATTTTTCAACAGGATGTTTTTCTCTTTTAAAATATTCTCTAATTGTCATTTTCTAATTTCTCCTTTCTTCCAATCTTCATAGATGCCTAATTTCTTATATTTTTTCTTGATTTTTCTTGGAAGCCTTATTTTTTTACTTTTTCCAATAATTTTTATTACAATTTTGACAGTTTGATTGATTATACGTATCACTTCATCAAAAAAAGCTCTAATAGGATTAGCAATTACTTCACATAACTTATCAAATGCATCTCTCATTTGAATTGCAGCATCTTCTAATGTCATTTATTCTCACTTCCTCTTTCTTTTTTCTTTCAACTCATTTTGCTTCTTGTAAGTAGATTCTAATGTTTGAGCAATTAATATTCCTTCTTTTGTAAGTTTAGGATCATCATAAATCAGCTTCTTATTACACATGATCAGTCTTTGTGCTTTTGTAATCAAAGCAAGATTGTCAAGTGTTACATTTTCCTTGTTTCCATCTAAAAATAATAGTGATTTATCTTCTGGAATAGGTCCATATTCCTTTTCCCATAACAAAATATGTTTTGGTTTCCAATTGATCAAGTGAGAATATTTGACACCTCTTTTATCAGATACCTTGACATAAATATATCCATCCGACCTTTTTCTTTCAGCACCAACAGGTACCCAGTTTTTAGGAGTATGTCCTTTTTGAAATTCGGTTTCAACCGAAAGATGTTCTCCTTTTTGGATTGGATTTGCTGGTCTAGATCCTTTTTCAAATCTTCCTGTAAGCCCTGAAATTAAATGAAGATTTCTTTTTTGTGCCTTTATTTGCTGACATGAAAAAGAAGTATTGAATTTTTCATTCATCAGTCTTGTACACTCTCTATTGCTGATGCCTTGATAAATCTTTTTCAGATATTCGACCTGTTCATCATTCAAAAGCTTTTTGTGTTTAATTCTAGAATAATCTATTTTAGAAATCCCAGATATAATTTTATGATTATCCTTGTAGCTTTTTATAGTTTTAGCACTCAAATTCGTTCCAAACTTTTTATTGAACATATCCGCTATTTCAGAATTCAATCGACCAGGAGCTATTTCAATGATGTAATCACGCATTTCCTGCGTATATCTCATACTCATTTTTTACTTTCAATGCCTAACATTTTGGGAAGCACAGGAGTTTCCCGATTGTAATCAGCTTGAAATTGGGCAGCTTCAATATGGACTCTAGCGTTATCGACAATTTGTGCACTAATATCTGCCATTGCTCTACTTCTTTTTATTTCGGCCTGAAGTTCTTCGTCCGTAAGATCATCATCGTTCAGTCTTTCTAATTGTTCCATCAAGATATTGTGCATATCCGTTAGTTTATTTCTTGGCATTGTTCCACCTCACTTCTATTTTGTAGCAGCAATGTATACTCTGCTTCTTTCTTTTTCTGCATCATCGTTTTCCCAACAGACATATCTAAGTGTTGTTGCTGGTTCATCATGATTGTACATTTTCATGAGAGTAATAACATTACCACCATTTTTAATATAAAAATATCCAAACGTTTTTCTAAGGGAATGCATTCCAAAAGTAGAAACAACACCGACTTCATCTGCATTTTTCTTCATGATTTTGTAGCCCATTTCACGTGTCAAAGGCAAAACATAAGAAATACCTGATTGTTTTTTCTTTTGACCTTTGAAAAGATAATCATGATCAGCAAGATGATTTCTTTCAATGTAATCCAAAACATCTTTATGAAGCCTTTTATCCATACGATAATGTTGCATTTTGCCTGTTTTAAGCTCTTTGATATGAACATAGCCCTTTTTTACATCAATAACTCTTAACTGTAAAAGATCATTTGCTCTAAAAGCAGTATTGAAGCCTAATAAAGCAATCATATAATTACGATCAGCTTGATATCTTTTTACATCAGTTGTTGCAAGGTCTCTTTTTAAAAGAAGATTATTCATAAAAGAATTCAATAATCTCTTATCTTTGATTGGCAATGTTTCTTTTTGACCTTTGAACGTTTTTACTCTTCTTTTCGCCATGTCCATTCTCCTCACATTTGAATATTTTTACATTTTTATTACTTTATAAATTTTTTACTTTCATTTCTTTGATTTTTAAATGACAATTGTCCAACAATTCGTCTACTCCTAAATTTTCTTTTTTAGAAACATACACAAGCAAAGAAATTGCTGATAAAAGAATAAACTCATTGTTACAATCCTTTGTCCCACCAATTCTAATTTTTTCTTGGGGGCTTTCCTGCACAACCTGAACAATCATATGCTCTTTTCCTCCTAATCGTACTTTTCAAGCATAGAAAGTGCTTCATCATCAATCGGTATTTTTTCAACCGGTTCTACATAGTTGCTTTCTTTTTGAAAATCCTGATAAATATTCTTTTCAAATGCGCTTTTAAAATAATTCATCCGATTTTTTAAATGTTTAGTTTTCATTTTTTTCAAAATATACTCACACTTGCAATTGATATCAATACCATTAAAAGATTGTTGATACGTATTTACAAGGTCATCAACAAAACTCACTTCATCTTCTAATATTAAATCTTTTTTTAAAAGACATTCAGTAATGTAGTTTAAACGAGTAGCCTGCTCCTCAGTTTTATCTTTCTCTTTTATCTTTTTATCTTTTATCAATGTATCTGTATCAGATACAGATACTGATACAGATACATAGGGGTTAGGGTTAGGTTCTTTTAGGTTACGGCTAGGTTCTTTTAGGTTTTGTTTAGGTTTTTCTAGGTTATGTCTAGGTTCTTCTAGGTTTTCTTTTATTTCTTGAACAACCTCTTTGTCTTTCTTAGGTCGACCACCCTTTTTTCCATTTTCAACACTTGCAACATAACGTTTATTTGCATTATCAATTGTAGGAATCATAGCCGTTAAAAGTGCCTTTGTTATTGGTGATAGATCATCCCTCATTTCACCTGTCAAACCATACTCGGCAAGTGCCTTATAAACCTCAAGCTGCATTGATTCATCAAGTGCGTTGATTGAATCATAAAAGCTTTTATAAAATATAAACCCGTCTTTTTTTTGAATGTTTCCCATATAAAATAACTCCTTTTTTAGGAGCTATTCTATAGCCCCTTGAAACTTATTATTTGCATTTACTACTTTTCTTTTTTCTTGCAGCCTTGAACCAACAACAATTGGTGGAAGTTCTGGAGCAACTTCACCATCAAGATTGATTTGCCCTTGAACAACACCACCTAATTCTGAAAGTTTTGAACCTAAGAACTCACCTGTCGCAGGTTCGAATTCTCTCGTATTTACTAATGTAATAGGTTCGTTTAATTTAGGTGAAAGTTTTGGTGTAACCTTATACCCTACTGTCAATTCATTTCTTTTTTTGTTTGGTGTGATTCTAATGCTTACCTTAATTTCTCTCGCCTTTAAATCCGTGCTTTCATCATTGATATTGAACATCACTTGCTCTAATGCGTTATCGATTTGTCGGATGATATTTCCACCCTCAATATCCAATATAGATCTATTTCTATTCATACTGATCACCTATCTATAAAGCAAGAATTACATCTTTTCTTTCAATTTCTTTATCAAGAGCAAATTTAAAGTAATCTTTTAATTCATCTTGAACTTTTCTTTCAAAGATTCCTTCATCACATACCATTAGAGCTACCTCTCCATCATGATCCACTCTTAAATTAAACTTTCTTCTGATTTGATTAAGCTCTGGATAAGTTCCAATAGGCGTTAACGCAACAATCGGATTGATTGTAACAGCTTCGTTTGTATTAACTCCTTCTGTCACTTTCAATTGTGCTCCAATTCCATTATCAACTGCCTCAACTTTGCTCACTTTATATAGTTTAGATATGCTTTGAATAAAATTATCAGTGTTTTTGTCTTGTACAAAACAAGTATTAACGTTAATGATCATTTGTTCAGCAGGAATGAATCTGTTCAAAATAGCCTTTGGAATAATTGGGTTTGCTTCAAAAATTAATTGTCTTCCATATGTATTATCTATAGAAGTGTATACTTTGATATTATTTCCTTCGGCAGTTATAATTACTGGCAAATGAACATTAATTGCTGTACTATCATTTTCAATGAAGTTTTTGATCATTTCATTAAGCGCTGTAAGACTTTTAACTTCAACAGGATTAATTCTTGGCACTGTGAAACGAGTAAGATTTTCTCCTTGATGAATATATCTTTCGCCAAAAATATCGCATTCTTCTACACGACAGTTTTCTTGGGCATTTGTTAATTCTTGAATTTTTTCTATTGCTTTTGCTAACATTTTTCTTCCTCTTTTCATTTAATATTTTTACTGCTATAATTTGCTTGGAACTGAATTTAGAAGACGACATTTATTTGTTGTCTTCTTTTTATTAACTTATCTTATCTATATAAATCACTCCTTTATGAAAAATAAGGCACTGTTGAGTAAAAAACGCTAGAAATACTTTTTTATGTCACTTGTTCTTCTTTAAATGTTTGTGTTTTTTTATTCAAATAATGTTACAGGGAAGTATCACATGAATAAAAACGGTGCCTAGAGGCTTATTATTACCTCTTAGCAAACACAAAGGGATGGTGATTTTAAATATACATACAACGTTTATAGAGGAATCCTTTGTATTTGCTAACAAGCAATAATGCTTGTTATTAATAAAATTGTGACAAAATAGATTTAAGCTCTTCATGTGCCTCTTTTGGAAGTTCTCCAGGCATGTTTTCTATAATAAAATCATGAATTTCTTCCATTGAACATCCTCTTGAATACATGTCACTTGCTTTTGTAGCAAGATCCACAGAAGATACAAACTCTGCTTTTCTTCTTAGTTTTTTTAGTTCTTCTTGAACTAGTTGAACAGCTGAATCACCAAATTCCATAATATCCTTTACAGATATTTTTAGACTTTCAGCAGCTCTTGCTAGTTCATCTTCAACAAAGTACGCATTAATTCCAAGACTGTTCTTTGTTATGATAATTTTCATTCCAAAAGTTTCATGTGATAAATCAACATTTTCTTTCATTACACCAGCTTGACTGCATGAAAAAGAATAAGAATCTTCTTTTTCATCATATATTCCGTTTTCTTTAACAAATTCTTCCATACTTTTTTTATTCATAATTATTTCTCCTAATATATACTTCTACGTTGTATTTTTTAATCGTTGGGTTTTCAACAAAAATATCTATTCTATTGCCTTTGATTGCACCACCGCAATCTTCCGCAAGATATTCATTTCCATTGATTTTTATAATCGAACCATATGGAATGATTTCAGGATCAACAGCAATCGTCTTACCTTCTTGAGCGATTACACCTGTTGATGTCAAACTTCCATACTTGTCCTCACCTGGCCAGTAATATGTAATTGTAAACTGACCTAGTGCTTTTCATTTTGATAATTCATCTACTTGTTTTTGAAGTTGGTCTTTTTCAACCACCATACATTCATACAT